ATTGGTATCTAAGGTAGCTTCTACTGCATCATCATCTAATCCCTCTACTGCTTCAAAATCAAAAAATAATGCTACTTTCGATCCCCATATTGTTGATGGCCTTGATTTACTACCACCAAAATATAATCGTCCTTGATGAAAGGTAACTGTTCTTGGGTATCCTTTTGTTGCTGACCATACATCTTCATAACCTGTTTCTAGTTCCCAATCAGCATTAGCTATTTGTGATGTATCAAAGAATGGAAACTCTGTTACAACATTAACTGTTGTGCCTGTTGTAACCTCAACAATTCTTGCACGACCTTGTGGTACTACATTAATATACTGCCCAACATGAGCAGCTGTAAATATAGAATGCTGTGAAGTTAAAGTAACTTTTCCTGAAACATCGCTTGGTGTTAAGTGACCAGCAGAACTTGTATTAAATATAACAATAGTAAATGCGTACTTAGGAATAGAATCAAATGATATAGTGCTAACAGTCCAATCAGTATCTGATGCGCCACGAACTATTTTTCTAGGTGCTAAATCTGGATGCACAATAATTAATGTATCAGCAGATTGTGTCCAACACATCTTGTCTAAAAAAGCGCTAGTAATTCCTGTACTAGCTTCTGTATGTACTAATGCTTTGTTTTTGTATACAAACATAGTGTCGTTTGTAAAACACAACATATAACTATCATCTACAGAAAACTCAAACGCTACTAATCTAACGCCACTTGCTGGAGTTCCTGTAAGTTCATTTATAAATTTAGTGCCAGGTCTACGAGTAACGCCACCTTGTGGCTGACATATAACATTTTTTGCTGTTTCTAGTGCATTGTTATAGGATTCTATATCTATTCTAGCTCTGACAAGAGGATCTAACTCTCCAGAAGTAAAGTTGGTTTGCATGCTAACAAAGCGTGCCATTAGTACCTCACATCAATAAGTGTAAAGTCTTGTATTCCGTTTGTTGGTTGACCTTGCCCATCTATGTTCATAGCTTGGCGCATGTAACCACCACGACCATTTTCTGATGGAGTGCCTTGTGCTACTGTTCTCCAGTAATCAGTCTTTTCTAATTGGTCTGTAATAGGCATTGCTAAGTGCCATGCTAATTGATACTTCATGTTTTGCACAAAGTAATGTGGCATTTCATATTCTTCTACTGCATATTGATAATCAACATACACTTCTTCATAGTTAGATAATAACTTACCACCAACTAATCTATATTCTCTTTGTGGCACTGATCCCTGTGTACTACTAATGAACACTTTTCTTGGTGTACCTATCATATCAGCAGGTAGTGCATATTCGTATTTGTATTCAGTTGTAGGCGTAGTAATTAATCTAGCTAACTGAACTTTCTTAAATGAAAAAGACCAAGGATAACTTGCTAGTGTCTTAATCTTAATATCTTTGTATAAACTGTCGCATATGTTAGCCTCGTCCGTACCTTCGGTGAACGATGATATAGGACTTGCTCCAAGCATTAATAATGCATCAGAACAAATTGATAATGAGGTGTCTCCAGATGCCATTTATATTCTCCAATTGTGCAAATAGGTGAGAGCCGAAACTCCCACCCCTTGCATTATAACTACAACTAGGCTACAGAAAGGTCTGTGCCAGCTGATACATCAACTACACCTGCCGCTGTGTTAGTTAGTACGATGTGTAATGATGCTGCTGGTGTAGCAGTATCATAAATCATAACTAAATCACCCACTTTAAGTACACTTGATACACTGTTAAAATAACCAGAAGCTGCTACTGTTGCTTTAGCATCTGCTGATTTGTAAGTCCACATTTGAGGAGCATCACCAGCTTTTGACTGTGCGCCAGCTGGGCTTAGTCCATCTATGTTATAAGCCATTTTTATATCTCCTTAAATTATGATTCGTCTGCTTGAACTTCAACAATACCTTCGCCATCAATAGCAACTGAGCAAGCTGATAGCATTGCGTTTACTAAGTGTGATGTTTTTTCAGGTACATAGTTGATTTCAGTTTTAGGGCCGATGCCTTCGCCATAACCAATAGCAGTCTTGTGGAATGCTAGGCAAGAACGAATACTTGAACCATCGATAGAAAGACCACCTTCAGTACGATCACCTAATGTGTGGAATTTAAATCCTAAGAATGTGTCAACTTCGCCAGATACTAACGCACGAACTGTGTTGAAGTCAGCGGATGTTACTGCTGTTTCTGATAGTAAGTGTGCTAGGTTGTTCGCATGAATAATCATGTGTCTGTCTTCTGCTGGTACATTGTTAGTGTCCATTGTTTTCTTTGCATCACGAAGTTTAGCAACTGTTAGGTTTGCAGAGCCATGAGCTACTGTAGAACCTTTACCTGCTAAAAGAGCATCAAGAATAAGTTGATCTTGTCGACGACCAATAGCGTTCGCTACTACTTGAACTAACTCTGTTCTTTCTTCAAAATTAACTTTTTGTTGCATGAAGATGTCTGAATACTCAGCTGCGTTCCAATCTTGCATAGTCGCAGTAACTTGTGAAAAGTCAGTATTGAGTGGTGTAACATCTGTTTGTGGTACACGAAGTGTAGCCACGCCTTTCCCAACTTTCGGGAATTTAACTAAATTGCCTTCAACGCCTCGTCTTTGTCTTGTAGCTTCTACAAGTGCAGCTTTACCTTGGTAAGCCTGTTTAACTTCGGCATCAAAGAGCGTTACATATGCTGGGGATAATCCGATAGACATATATATTCTCCTTAGAAATTAATAAATAAAAAAATTAATCGCTTTGGTATGCCAGAAGTCTGGGCCTGTGCTTGCTAATTACGATAGCCATACGACAAGGTTACTTGCGTTTAAGGGTTGTATTACGAGTGAATACAATAAGCCTTAACTGTAAAGTAGCATACAATCAAGGCTATTGCAATAAATATTAACCGAAGTTTTGTGAAAAAGCTTTTTCTACTTTGGCTCTGTATACAGGATCAGTTTGATATTTTTCATCTCCGACCATAGCGTATAGTTCTTCTTTTGATGGCGCACCATCTACTGGGGCAGTTTCTATAGGAATACGACCTTCATAAGAACTTCTAACTTTTTCTAAAGCTGCAAGTCCTCTTGCCGTACCTCCCATTATTTTGAACTCTTCGAAGTCGTCTTTTCCCCACACGCCTTTCTGGACTAATCCAGCACCCCACTTAACCATGCCATTAATTCTAGCATCAGCGTTAGGGCCGAGTTGTTTTCTTTCTTGTTCTAAATTAACTTGATATTCTTCTGTAGCATTTTGATTCATGCCAACAACTTCACTTACTAATGAATCTAGTGCAGCTTGACTAATACCATTTTCTTTTGCCCATCCAACAACATGTTGTTTGACAGGATCATCTTCAGGAGTTTCACCAAATGCACCTAGATCATACTTACCATCTTTTGGTGCTTTATGTGTTCCTTGTGATATTTGCTTTCTTAAATCCATCCAAGATTTAGCTATACCTTCTAAATCAGGTTCTGCTCCATCTTCTTTCCAAAAGTTTTCAGGCCACCATTCTGGTCTTTCTAATGGCTCATCATCTCCTTCTTCTGCTTTTACTACTTCAGGATCACGATGATCGATTTCTGTTTCTTTTGGATCTGCACTGACTTCCTCTTCTGGTGTTGCATCGTCGAGTAGGCCAGTTGTTTCTTCAGTTACCTCTTCCGAAGTTTCTTCAGTCGTGCTAGGCTCGATTGCTTCTTCCATTATAATTTCCTTGCTCTAATTATCCTTGCTTCTATATCTCTAATTATTGAATTTTGCCCTTCTCGATAAAATGCGTAACTAGAGTCGCTACCTGGCAAGGCTACAGGTTGCTCTAAAATGGTTTTGCGTAACCATTCCATTAATTGTATTCCGTTATCATTACCAAACACTCTTAAACATAATCGGTCTGTATCATCTCTTTGTTGCTTAACATCTCTAGCATCAAGAGGTAATGCTTGTTCTAAGTCATCCCATCCTGCCATGTTATTCTCCTATCTCTGCATCTTGCATTAATAATCTATTAGACCTGGGGTTATTAGGAACTGAAAAATATCTATTACCTTTTTTTATAACTTTAAAGCCTCTTGCTACTTCACCTTGTATAGCTTTATCCCAAGACTCATGTTTTTTTCCTTTTACCAGAATATAACTTTCTCTAGGTAAATTGTATTTCTTTCTTTCTTCTTCTGTTGTTGGAGCTACAGAACCCCAATGCCCTTTATTTTCTTTTGTGCCATCACCAGTAGGCCCCATGCCAGCAG